AATCTCACTTTGCTTCTCTTGAACAAGAGCATTCACTTCTTCAATCTTCGATTCAATCTCTGAAATTTCTTCAAGAACTTCGTCAATCTTTACTTTTCTAGAAGTAATTCCTTGCTGACCAGTTTCCTCAATTTGACGGATAAAGTCTTTCTGCATATCAACTTTATCCTTTAAGGAATCTTTTTTCAACTCCAAAGTTTTGATTACATCCTTAGAACTACGAATGTTTTCTTTAATCAAGACATTCATAGACGAAAAGATTTTAAGATCAAGAAGATCTTCAATAACTTCCCTGCGATGTGCAGCAGAAAGTTGCATAAAAGGAATAAATGAGGCACTTCCAAGAATTACAATCTGGGTGAAAGACTTGTAATTCATCTTTAATACAGACTGCTCAAACCACTTTTGTTGATCATTGGCAGCTGCGTGTTGATCTAAGACCTTGCCGTTCTTAATAATCTCAAAGATATTTGGTTTGATTCCACGACGAATCATCCATCGAGTGTTCCCTATCTTGAACTCGATTTCAACAAGACAATCTTTCTCATTTACACTGTTGAGAAGTTGTGGTTTGTTAATCTTTCGATATGGTTTACCAAACAATGAAAATGTAAGAGCATCAAGAATAGTGCTTTTACCAGCACCATTGACACCAATAATCAAAGTGGTTGAAGAACTTTGAAAATCAACTTCTGTAAATTGATTACCTGTGGATAGAAAATTCTTCCAACGAATTTTTTCAAATAAAATCATAATCTTGTTTTATTGGCGGCACTACAATATCGTTTGGAGTAATAACTGTGTACTTGTGTTCATTTATTTCGCAGACATGAAATATAAGTTCATCATCTACTTCCATTACATTAAGTTCTGGATATCCATCTTCTTCTAACAGCATAGCATATCTTGATGCATCATCCTCTTCTTCAAACATATAAAGAACTTTGTCACCGTCTTCGTCAGCAACTGAAAATGCACCCTGATCTTCTAAACCATCGATAGTGAGAATGTACATTCTAGACCAACTCACACGCCTCTTGGTATATAGATGATATTATACTCTGCAATTTAGATTTGTCTAGGGTAGTATCCGACTCTTCAATGTGTCGATTGAGAATCGAAAGAGTGTCCTCAGATTCATAAGCTTCAAGATTTGGTTTATCATACCATCCAGTAAAATCGTGGTTTTCCACGATTTTCATATCAGCGACACCCGAGGTATAGAGTTTATCAATAAACCTCTCAAAGTTTTTTGCATCTGTCTTTTTACGGACAATTACCTTTACAATTTTGTTTTCATACTCAGAAGTATTGAACAGTTTGTAATTGGTATCTTCATAGTAGATACTGTAAAACATCTTGTTAGTATTCTGAACATGAGTGTGTTCCAGAGTTTCAGTATCTAAAATTGTAAATCCACGAACGTCATTGGTATCGTTCCAAAACATTTCATATGGGTTTCCAACGTAAAAGATTTTTCCATTATCAGAACGGGTATGATAATGTCCCGAAAACACCTTTTTAAACTTCTTAAAAGGTTCAATATCAATTCCCTCTTCCATCACATGACCCCTATGAGCATAGAAACCATTTAGCTCCAAATGTCCAAGAGCAGCAGATGCTTTCGATGATTTGATCGCTGTAAGAGTTTTATCGTAATTCTCACAGTTTATCCAAGGAAGAAGAAGGAAAGTTTTACCATCTAACTCAATTTCCTTACACTCATCATAGACTTTGATGTTCTTATACCCAGACAACAAAAGTCCAGGAGAATTTACAGAGTTTGTATTTTTGTAGTACGCATCATGATTACCAGTGACAAGGTGAACATTGTACTTGGAAAGTGGATCTAAAACAACACGTTTTGTCCATTCCAAACTTTGATAATCAATCGATTTGCGACTGTCAAAAGCATCTCCCATATGAATTACCGTAGTAATTCCTTCCTTTTCCAATGTGGGGAAAAAGATATTCTTATAGAATAACTCAAAATAATCTTGGAATAATTTTGAACCGCGTCGAGCACCCCAATGAGTATCCGTAAGAATAGCAACTTTCATCAGTTTCTGAGTTTCGAAGATATAGACTCCTTAATTGAATTATACTCCGATGAGGTGTATCCGTCAACATCTCCATCCTCAGAGAACACCACTTCGTACCCACCACGCTCAATCATCTTGGCTTTGATTTCCATCTGTTTCTTTTCCTTTTGAATTCTTCTCAGGAAAGCGTAATTAATAATTTGAGTAAAATATGCAAATGGATTGTTAGATTTTTCTGGATCAAAGTTGTAAATGTACTGAACGCAATTCTCAATACCATCACTAATCATGTCCTCTTTGAACATGTAATTTACAAAGTTTGGTTTATATGAAAGATGAGTTGCAATCTTCAAAAAACACTCACCAATATATCTTGGAATTCGTGGACGAGTTGTTCCATTCTCCATGGACTCGGTAACCAGTTTACGATACTCAACCAGGGCAGCAAGAAACTCTTTGTTATTGACGTAATGCTCTGATCTTTTTCTTTTCGTCATTACACTATACATTTAAGATTAACCAAACTATGTAGATATTATAACATTTGGTTATCAATTGTCAACTTATTGCAACTTGACTTTTATCTTTTAAAGGATTAGACTCTCTTTGTTAGGGATGATAGGATAGGTTTAGCTTTCTTTAAATATCTTTTCTAGCAAGTCTTTTGCATCATTTACGGTTGAAATATATCCCATTTTTCTATCAAGGTTTGGTTGCCTTGCCTTTTTCATTTTGTTAAATTGTCTAACAAAATTTTGATAGAGTGAAATAATTTCGTGGTCAGAAGATTCACTCATGGTCATTACATATTTCATATCTAAGATGAACATATCATCTGTTGTTGTTTTCAACCATGGTTCCAACTTGTATCCAAGAATGTTACCATTTCTCTCCACACTCTCAATGGTAACAGGATGATCCAAAAGCAACATTGTTCTGTCATCCTCTTCTGAGGCAGCAACCTTTGCGAATATTTCTTCGCCAGATATAAGTTTTATGGTTGAATAAAAATCTTCCTCTATCATGTCTTTAAATTTATTGAAAGGATATCATAATTAAATTTCTCTTCATTGTATATTTTAACTCTTTCGATAAAATGGTTTAGTGTATAATTTTTTCTTGAATTCTTAGTGCAGTCATCGGCAACATCATAGAGCATTGCTTTTACTTTGTTTTTTCCTTTTCTAAGAACTCGTCCAATACTTTGAAGATTTCTGACTCTGGATTTGCTAGGTGAGGCGAAGATAACGTTATGGAGATTTTTAATATTGATACCAGTAGAAAAAGTTCCATAAGAGGCAACTATGATTGCATTCTCTTCTCTTTCAGTTATCTCTCTCACCAATTCTCTTTCCTCAGCAGTTATGCCACCGTGAACAAAGAAAACTTTTCTTTTCTTATCAACTGTATTATTTATTAATTGGTACAATATTTCACCATGAGTTGCAACTCTGCTGTATAGAATCAAGGTATTTCCAGACAGATCCTTGGCTAAATTTGTAATAAATTTATTTCTTTGATTATGAGAAATCAAATATTGAATCTCATCTTCATAGGTTTCAAAGTTCTGAGGAGTGTGTTTTAAAACAAGACAGGTAATGTCCAATTTCGAAACATGACCCTTCTCCATCAACTCAGAAGTTCTGGTGATTTTGTATGCAGGTCCAAACAGTCCCTCTAAGACCCATTTATGCGTCTGTGTGCCGTCCAAAGTACCAGTGAACCCAAATCTATACTTGGCATGGTGTAGATTGGTCATAATGGACACCAGAGACTTACTTTTGAATAGGTGAGCCTCATCTCCTATAACTACATTATATCTTTCAAAAAAAGTTCTAGGAAGTTTATATACTGATTGCCAAGTTGTAATAGTCACTGGCATATCTGTTTCTTTTTCTCTGCCAGAATATATCTTGTGACAATATGACTGAACATCCCAACCATAATCTTCAAAGTCTTTATACATCTGTTCTACAAGACTTGTCGTCGGAACAACTATCAGGATATTTTGTTTCTTCGCTGTATAGTACCTTACGAGTGAGTAAATCATCAGAGATTTACCTGACGCAGTTGGAGATATTAATAATCTTCTATTATGTTTTAGAGCGTCGTACACACCCTCAACTTGATAATCTCTGGGTTCAAATCGACAGATAGATTTCATATAGTCTTTTACACCCTCATGAGAGATCATTTCATTGATCTCAAATGGAAGTCCATAATACTTATTTTCTACAAACTCATAAGTGTAACTATGACTTTCGCAGAAACTTACGAGTTTATCTAAAAGACCTACGTAAATTTGTTTGGTGTTTGTGTTGTATAGATGAATTTCTCCGTTCCAATGCCTGTTCCGATACT